CTATCACAGCAAGTAACTGGCAATGTGCATCCTTGAATGGCATTGCATATTTCTTCCAAACTGGTCACGATCCACTCATTTATGACCCCGCTGTAAGTACAACAACTTACCGCAGAGTTTCTGAGAAGTCTGGTTATGTAGCTACAGTTCCCCAAGCCAATATTGCTATATCTGCTTTTGGTCGTTTGTGGGTGGCTAATACATCAACTGATAAAGTAACTATTAGCTTCTCAGACCTGATTGCAGGTCATGTGTGGGGTGGTGGTACTTCAGGAACATTAGATGTATCCCGTGTGTGGCCTAATGGTGCTGATGAAGTAATGGGTTTAGCAGCGCACAATGATTTCTTGTTTATTTTTGGTAAGAAGCAGATTCTTGTTTACTCAGGTGCTTCTACACCCGCATCTCTCGTTTTGAGTGACACAGTAGGCTCTATAGGCTGTATTGCCAGAGACACCATACAAAGCATTGGAACAGACGTTGTTTTCTTATCCGACTCTGGTGTTCGTTCATTGATGAGGACAATTCAAGAGAAGTCTGCTCCATTGCGTGACCTATCTAAGAATGTTCGTTTCGATCTCGAATCTTCTTTGGCAGGTGAAACACTAGCAAATATTAAGTCTGTTTACTCGGAGAAAAACGCTTTTTATCTGCTTGTTCTGCCAGGCACTTTCCAAGTTTATTGCTTTGACACTAAGCAGTCACTTCAAGATGGTGCTTCACGGGTCACTAAGTGGGACAACATTTCTCCAACATCACTTAGATCGTTGCGAAATGGTGATCTATACATTGGAAAGAATGGCTATATTGGGAAGTATGGCGGCTATATAGATGACACTTTAAGCTACCGATTCTTGTATTACACAAACAATGCTGACTTGGGAAACCCTAATCAGATTTCTATCTTGAAATCAATTACAGCAATTGTGATTGGTGGTTCTAATCAATTTCTCACAATCAAGTGGGGCTTTGATTACTCTGGTGCTTATCAATCAGAAAACGTCCTTATTCCAACTCAAGCTAGTTTTGAGTATGGAATTGGTGAGTATGGAATTGCAGATTTTACAAGTGGCATTCCAATTAAAGCACTGACGAGTAACGCATCAAGTGCTGGAAAGATTATTCAAACTGGTTATGAAGCCACAATCAATGGCACTCAGTTGTCAATTCAGAAAATTGAAATTCAAGCCAAAGAAGGCAAGATAGGATAAACCATGAGCAATTATTCAAAATCCACTAACTTTGCAACCAAAGATAACTTATCGCCTGGCAATCCCCAAAAGATTGTCAAAGGTACTGAGATTGATACAGAGTTCAATAATATCGCTACTGCTGTTGCAACAAAAACAGATAATGCGTCTGCCACAATTACAGGGGGTACGATAAATGGTGCTGTGATCGGTGGAACTACTGCCGCAGCAGGAACATTTACCAACCTTACTGTTAGCACAGCCGCTACCATTGCTTCTGCTGCCATTAGTGCGGGGACAATCAATGGTGCGGTAATCGGTGGTTCTTCTCCACTTGCTATTACTGGCACAAACATCACTGCAAATACTGGCTTTAGTGGCCCATTGACAGGTGCAGTCACAGGTAATGTGACGGGTAATTTGACAGGAAATGTCACAGGTAACGTCACTGGCAACGTAACTGGCAACCTAACAGGCAATGTGACTGCTGCTTCTGGCACTTCTACATTCAACAATGTGACCATCTCTGGCGCATTGGACATGGATAGCAGTACATCGGCAACCATTACTGGTTTGGCAAGCCCTACAAACGATTCTGATGCGGCTACCAAGGGTTATGTGGATGCACTAGCCCAAGGTATTGATGCAAAAGCCTCTGTGGTGGCGGCTACTACTGCAAACATTACTTTATCTGGCGCACAAACCATTGATGGCATCTCGATTGTTGCGGGTGATCGAGTATTGGTTAAAGACCAATCTACTGCTTCTGCCAATGGTATTTACTTGTGTGCAACAGGTTCATGGACACGCACAACAGATGCTGATACTTATGCTGAGTTGGTAGCGGCTTTTACCTTTGTTGAAAAAGGTACTGAAAACGCTGACTCAGGCTTTATTTGCACAATAGATGCAGGTGGGACATTGGGAAGCACATCTATTACATGGGCGCAGTTTTCAGGTGCTGGTCAGATTACGGCTGGTGCAGGTATGGTCAAGTCTGGCAACACCTTAAATGTTCAGTCAGCATCAAATACCCGTCTTGTTGTTGGTGCAGATGAGATTGACTTGGCAACTTCTGGAGTTTCAGCAGGAACTTATCAGTCTGTTACAACCGATGTGTATGGACGTATCACAGCAGGAACTAATCCGACAACGATTGCTGGCTATAACATCACAAATGCTTATACCAAAACTGAAATAGATTCGATCTTTGGCTCGACTACTGCTGCGGCTACCTCGGCTTCTAATGCGGCTACATCTGCTTCTAATGCGGCAACAAGTGCCTCTAACGCTTCCACAAGTGCAAGCAATGCGTCTACATCAGCTACCAATGCAGCGGCTAGTTTTGACTCTTTTGATGACAGATACTTAGGTGCTAAGTCTTCTGCTCCTACTGTTGACAACGATGGCGATGCTTTATTAACAGGTGCTTTGTATTTCAATACAACCACAAGTCAACTATTTGTGTGGTCAGGATCGGCATGGACTCAGGCGGCATTTACTGCCTCTGGCTTTGCTACCTTGACAGGTACTGAAACCCTGACAAACAAGACTCTGACAGCACCAATAATGACTGCTCCAGTATTGGGTACTCCTGCTAGTGGTACTTTAACCAATGCTACAGGTCTTCCTCTCTCTACTGGTGTAACGGGAACACTTCCTATTGCTAATGGTGGTACAGGTGCATCTACTTTGGCAGGGGCTAATATTCCTGTTGTCAATGTCGCCAACAGCTTTACTGGCACACAAACCTTTACAGGCACTTCATCAGCTACAGCCATTGTCCTAAACGATGCGGCAGAGGTAGCTACAGTATCAGCAACTGCGGCTACTGGAACTATTGCTTACGACATTACAACTCAGTCTGTTCTGTATTACACAAGCAACGCAAGTGCTAACTGGACAGTTAACTTCAGAGGCTCTAGCGGTACTTCACTAGATACTTTGATGAGTACAGGTCAGTCAATGACTGTGGCTTTCTTGGTTACTCAAGGTGCTACTGCTTATTACAACTCTGCGGTTCAAGTTGATGGCACTACATCTGGTGTTACGACACGTTGGTTAGGTGGTGCGCCTACTGCGGGAAATGCAAGTGGCATTGATAGTTACCGCTTCGCAATTCTAAAAACTGGAAGTGCAACCTTTACAATTCTTGCTTCAGTAACACAGTTCAAGGCTTAAAAATGTGTATCTGCAAAAGATGTAATGTTGACAAACCTTTGGATGAATTCCAAATGGACAAGCGTAGGAATAAGCACTACGGCACTTGTCGGGTTTGTCGTGTTAAAGCGCAGAACGATAGAAGACTTGCAAATATTGACGAAAGCAGAAAGAAAACTCGTGAGTATTTGCGTGAGTGGAGGGCTAAGAATCCTGAGAAACAAGCCGCCATCTGCAAAACGTATGATGAGAAAAACAGGGATAAGCGTAGTGCTTATGCCAAACAGTATCGCAAAGACAATCCTGAGAAAGTCAAAGCATTGTTTGAATCATGGGCTAAAGCCAATCCTGAGAAAATTAAAGCGTATTCAGTAAAAGCTGGCAGGGCTTGGCATGAGCGTAATCCTGAGTATCTCAAGCAACACTACAAAGCCAATAAAGAACGATACATAGCGGCTAGTGCAAGGCGTAGAGCATCTCAAGACTCAGCCACACCAACTTGGTTAACAGCCATTGATAAAGCTATGATTCAAGAGATGTACGATGTTTCTGAAGCAAGGTATATCCAAACTGGTATAAAACACCATGTTGACCATATTGTCCCAATTAACGGCAAAGGCGTAGCTGGTATGCACGTTCCTTGGAATTTACAAGTAATAACTGCTCATGAGAATTTGAGCAAAGGTTGGAGGTTTTAATGCCATTACAAGCAACTTCTGGTGCGGCTAGTTACGATGCCTTTGGTGGTGGTGTTCCTGTTGTGCCAGCGTATATTGAAGAAGTGTTTAGCACATACCTTTACACAGGTAACACCAACACACAAACAATTACTAACGGAATTGACTTGTCAGGCAAAGGTGGACTTACTTGGATTAAACAAAGAAACGGAGAGGCTTATCACTCTTTGTTTGATACAGTTCGTGGCGCAGGAAATCCTTTATTTTCAAACACTACAAACGCTCAAGACACAGACGGAGCGTTTACGGCATTTACTTCTACTGGGTTTAGTTTAGGAACGTATTTTGGTGGTGGTGGCTATGTCAATACTAGTGGTTCTACCTACGCCTCATGGACATTCCGCAAGCAACCAAAGTTCTTTGATGTTTTGACTTATACGGGAAATGCATCTTCACGAACCATTGCTCACAATCTTGGTTCAGTTCCGGGTTGTATAATTGTTAAATGCACAAGCAATGCTGATAATTGGTATGTGTACCACACAAGTTTGGGGGCTACTCAAAACGTACGTTTAAACCAAACTAACGCAGCAGCTACAAACAATTTCTTTTGGGACAGCACAGCCCCAACTTCTACAGTATTTTCTGTTGGAGCAAGTGGAAATACAAATCAAAATGGCTACACCTACGTAGCCTACCTATTCGCCCATGACGCAGGAGGCTTTGGCCTAACTGGTACAGACAATGTGATTTCGTGTGGGTCTTATACGGGCAATGGCACAGCGGGAAATGCTGTAACTCTCGGTTATGAGCCTCAATTTGTAATGATTAAACGCACCGATTCAACTGGCAATTGGTTCATGCAGGACATCATGAGAGGAATTCCTAATTCTGGCTCATCGTTTTATTTATATGCTAATACTTCTGATGCGGAAACAGATGGCGGTGTTCCCACTGTAATTCCAACGGCAACTGGGTTTACATTACCATCGTTTGCAGGGTGGAACGCATCCGGTGGAACATTCATCTACATAGCCATTCGCAGAGGCCCGATGAAAGTGCCTACTGTAGGTACAAGTGTGTTTAGTCCTAATCGCTTTACATCTGCAACTGACTCGACCATCACCACTAACTTCCCCGTGGATATGCAGATTTCTAAGTGGATGGGCGGGACAGATAGTAATGCTGTCACGGATAGATTGCGGGGGCTAAACTCGGTTGCAGTAAACGCAAACCAACCTATATTGACAACGAACTCGACTGGTGCAGAGGCCAATAATGGCTCAATGAACTATGGCTTTAATAACACTAGGTTCCTTGTCGGAGAAAACTATGGAGGAAATGGTTGGACGGTGAACTTCCGCCGCGCCCCCAGTTTCTTTGATGTGGTTTGCTATACAGGGACGGGAACATATGGTGCGACTAACCATAATTTAGGTGTAACGCCAGAATTGGTTATTTACAAATCAAGGTCAAATGCTGTTAATTGGGGCGTTATTAAACCTGTCAGCAGTATTGCTTACTATGACGGATTGTTAAATTCAAATTCAGCGTTTACTTACTACAGTAATGACCCATCAGTAGCTGGACTTTACACATCTACGCAGTTTGCAAAGTATCAAGACACTTCTAGTTATACCTATGTTGCCTATCTCTTTGCAACTTGCGCAGGTGTTTCCAAAGTAGGCTCATACACAGGTAATGGCTCTAGCCAAACTATTAACTGTGGCTTCACAGCAGGTGCTAGGTTTGTTCTAATTAAACGTACTGACTCAACTGGCGATTGGTATGTATGGGATACGGCACGAGGAATCGTAAGTGGAAATGACCCTTACTTGCTCTTGAATAGTTCGGCAGCAGAAGTAACAAACACCGACTACATTGACACCTACAGCGCAGGATTTGAGATTAGTTCATCTGCGCCATCTGCCATCAATGCAAGTGGTGGAACATTCATCTTTTTAGCAATTGCTTGAGGTAATTAAAATGCAAATCAGAACACAAACAGGCGCAGTCATGTACGAGGCAGAATTTCGTGCATACACAAAAGCCAATGGTGGCCCATCATGGGACATAACAACAACTGAAGTCTTAACGGCTTTGGGTGCTGATGTAGTCTTTGAAGGCCCACAAGCTACAGGCGGTACTGTTTACCAATACTCTCAAGCCTCTGGTGTTGAGCAGATTGATGGTAAGTGGTACACCAAATATGTGCTTGGCCCTGTCTTTGTAGACACTACAGATGAGACGGGCAATGTCACAACTGCTAGTCAG